TGCATATTTGTAGCCAAGCCAGCGGCAGGGGCAGAAGCAGTAGAGGCAGCAGTAGGAGTATATGCACTTGTCGCAAAGTCTGATTGGAACTTACCGTAATTGGGATCGAATGGCGTATTGACTAGAGAGGAGTCAAGAACTCCTGCTGGCCTAACCCCCCCACCGTAATTGCCAGCGCTTCTTATGTACTGAGGATCCTCAAGAAAAGCCGATCTAAATAATGAATCAGTCCCACCCGGCGCAGGTTGGATGGGCAGAGTCCCCCCCGGAGCACCATCAGTCCATACAAATTCAGCGCCCGGATTGTTAAACCACACATTGTCAGGTACCGCCCCGTCGAAAGCAGTTTCAGGGACACCAAACTCTCCCGATAGCTGGGCACCCGGAGTTACACCAGTTCCCGGCAACTGATTCCAAGCATCTAATGCGGCTGTTTGGGCATTAGCAGTACCTTGCAATCCCCCGGCTCCCGGTAACTGATTCCACGCATCTAACGCGTTCGCTTGGGCAGTAGCAGTACCCGGAAGAGCAGATACAGCACCTGTTGTACTTGGAAAAGCTGATGTAAAGGTATCTACACCTGTAAAGGCATCTCCTCCCCCACCAAATAGTTCAGGGCCAGTCATTGTCTGTGTAGCACTCCCTCCGATACCCGGAGCACCCCGCATAGCACCGCCAATTCCAGCAGTAATACCACCCATTAGCGCACCTCTAAGAGGATCACCACCGGTAGCAAGTGAAGTAACCGCACCCAGACCAGCACCGACCATAGCCTGACCAAGAACACTGGAGACTCCTATAGCACTTGCAATAGCCGGTGCCGCAAAAGGTACAGCAATCGCAGCAGCAAAACCTAGTATCTTACCAATGCCGCCTTTATGATGAGTCGGGGTAAGTGCAGTAGTCGAAAGTAACTGTCGTTCAAACGACTTTATGGACGCAGGGGGTACAATGGTTAAAGTATGCATACTACATCTCCGCCAAATCTAAACGCATAGTTGTATAAACAGGTGTAAAGCCGTAACGCTTTATTATACGGGCCATAGCAGGAGAGACAGATGCTTCGATAGTACGCGCCCCATTCATAAATGCCCAACTACAGACATGCTCCCAAAATTTACTTTTTAAAAGATCCATCTGGTGTCCTCCTATCGCCACTATATTAATACAGGGCAACTGAGGGTATGCCCGAGCCTCGACTACTAGCACAAAAGCAACCTCATGTGAGCCATGTGCATCGCATTTAGCAATCAATGCTGACATCTTATTTACTTTGATTGCTTCATATATATCTTGCAGGGTCATCTCTCCATGCATAGCTTTCTCTACACATGGCTCTAACCAGTAAACCATCTGCGGCCAATACTGATCCAACTGTTCGGCAGTAGAAATTAATAGTGGCTCAAACTCGTTTATATCAGGAGTAGAGACTTCTACTAATTTAAGCTTTGGTAATTGGGCTGCCATCTAAATTATAACCTTTATTAAACCGCTCAAAAAACTCTGTGCCTTTAGCCTTTACAACACCCGGATGAATTACAACTTCACCCTCATGGGCATTAATTGCCACACTACCATCGGTATTGCGACTGTCGGGGACAACTCCGCCTAACGCCATAGCAGCCTGTGGAGGTTGCCCTTGAGACTGCGGAGTACCCTGCCCACCAAAGGCACTCTGTGCCGCTTGTGCGGCTAATAGAAGGACAAATACTAACCCTTGATCATACTCCATCGGCAACTCCTGCTCGGTAGCAAGGCCTTGCTCTATCGCAAACTTACGAATCTGCGGGTATAACTGTGGGTCTTGTGCGGCTGCAGTAGCTAACTGTACAGCCATGTTAAGTTCTTGCTGGGTTAACTCACCAGACTGGACAGCTTGCATAACAGCCTGTTTAATCTGCATAACTTGCTGTGGATGCTCTTGCACAAAACGTTGTATTTCCATCTGCATTTGTTGAGGAGGTACAGGAGGGGGAGGACCGCCGGTACTTAAACCTGCGGCTCTGGGGTCTCCTTCAGGTGCAACAACACCGCCCATCTGATAATTCGGGCGGTTTCCTTTTACTTCTCCGCCGTATTTATAGGACGGATTATTCTGGTAATCCATAGTAGCGCTCCCTTCCGGTAAGCCACGCATAAGAACTCCTGTATCAGCAGGAGTAGCCAGATTAAATGAAGCGTCTGGAGTATCCTGTAAAGCAAGTTCTACAATCGTATCGAGGTTACCGGCTCCAGCCCCATATCCTACACCTTTAGGCATTCTATCCTCCTCGCATTGTCTTAATTAATATATCAAGTGCTTCCCTAGTTCTGAATAGGTCATTGGCAAGAGCTTGTACATCTTCCCGCAAGTTACGTAAGGCAGTAAGTGCAGCAACATCCTGTCCAGAAATAGTATATCCATCATCACCGGAAAGAGTAACACTATGCATCGTTTGCGTTCCTAATTGATTTACACGTACATCACCACGAGTAACAGCAATACTTGCACCATCAGGTTCTCCGCGAGAACCTATAAGTAACTCAACATCTTCTTTAACTGCAGAGAACAATGCAGCTTGCCACTCATCCAGACCTTCAGCCGGTACTTCAGGAAGTGCAACAAACCGCCGTGCCATTATGCTTTCCTCAACCCATCTGGAGTTTCGCCCAAGTGTATAGCACGAACCCTTGCCCGTCCAGCTACAGTAACCTCAAACGTATCCGCTTTATATCCTACAGGACATCGGAAAATATTACTATCCGAAAGTGTACGCGTAAGTACTTCTTGTTTATTCTGGAATAACTTAAACTCTACTGTATAGTTAGAAGGTACTGTACGACTTGTTCTGGTAAGTCCATCAGCATGAATAATATTTCTATTAAACTCTGCAAAATTATTAACTTCTACCCCTTCAGAATCAGTATAGTCTGTGGGTCCGTTTAGAGCGCCAAGTTGTTGGGAATCTGCCCATATCGAAGTATTATAGGTAGCGACACTGGCATTAAAAGTTGCATAGGCGGCAGTGTCTTCTGCCGTAACTGTATAATCAGCAACGACACGAGCAGCCCCAATATTAATATAGTCTTTCGTAACAATAGCTTGAGACTTCCACTCCATAGGACGGATAGGCCAAGCTGAACTGCCCCACTCGGTTACATTACCTAGATCATCACTAACTGTATATAATGCATTCGTGGACAGATCTAACCATGCACTATTAAATTTATGTCCAGCCGTCGTGTAGTACCCGCCAACTTTTTGATCCATCTCAAAAATAAATGATCCGGTACTATGCGCTCCGAAATACTTATCATTATGAAAAACACCTACGATAGTCGTAGGGTCAACTTCTTCTTCCCATGTATCCCAGTCGTGGATGTATTGGGTTGCAAGTGCGAGACCAGTACGGGGCGTCCACATAGCAAGGCCGCCGTAAGTTGCATAGAGGACACCGTACCCCATATTCACAACAGACCGTTTGGAAAGACAAGGATAGGCTTTATCAATCTTTGTAATAGATAATGTTGCCGGATCGTTTCCGGAAACGCGATATGCAAACTCGTCTGTTAATACAAGAAGAAAGCCGCCAACAGAAGCGATTGCAACAATATCACTTTCGAAGGTTGTCCTATATGACAACGGCCACGCCCACGGTTTATTGGGTTCTGCAAAACATAATTGGTTCTCAAAGAAACCTGCGACCATATTGTTTTGGGCAAGTGTAAGGCCAGTCATCGTAGATTTAGGCGCATCGTACTCATCAGTAATTAGGAGATCGACAAGATTTAAAAAATCAAAATCATCCAGAAAACTGTCATTTGTAACAACTCCGTTTGTATCTGCAGTGCTACCCTCATCGGACCCGGTGTTCGCATAGGTAAACGCTGTAGTACTTGTTACAGTAATAACAACATCAGATGCGTTATAATCGGAGCCGCCTAGCCCACTAATAGTAACAGCTTGCCCAGTAACTAACCCATGTGCAGAGGCTGTTGTAAGTGTTGAAACATTACTACTCCGGGTTCTGTGGGTAGTTGTGATACTATCATCACCCCAATACCTTGGTGTATCATCAGCAAGTTCCGCAATATTAAGGTATAATGTACCAGCCGTTTCATTCTTTTCTGTAACATCTCCTGCAGTCTGAGCAAACGTGAACTGCGTATCACTAATTACTTCTGTTACTACACCACCAACAATATTAAACGTAGCATCCGAGCACTTCGCAATTTTAAACTTATCATCTTTAATTAGATTATGATGATCTGAAGTTGTAATAGTAACAACATTACTAGCCCGAGCCACTTTGGATAGAGTTAAAGGAAACCATAAGTTAGACAGTTTATAGAACTCAGTACCAGATGCAGAGGTAAGAGTCCTGTAAAGTCCCATCCCCCTAATAAAATTATAACCAGAAGGACGAGCTGTAGGTAATCCAGTAATCGTGGTAGATTGACCTTCTTTTATATAGATGTCATCAGATGGATCAGAAGCAATAGATTCTTCGTCCCACGGTGTAAGCCATGTGTGAACATACTGTCGCCGTACAGTACCGCCAGCTAGATCTACAACACCATCTGTATTAGCCGTACTACTCTGCGTACTTCCGGAGTTGTAGTACTCAAACGTAGTAGAACTTGTTACTGTAATTTGTATATTTGTAACATTGAAGTCAGAAGCAGGTGAACCGGAAAACCCTCGTATTGTCACAACATTACCGGTTCGTAGGTTATGTGCAGCCGACGTTGTAATAATTGCTGTATTTCCAGAATCCCGCTCAAAATGAGTGGAAGTAGGAGAAGTCACAGATCTTGCGGCTGCTACGATAGTAGCAGTGGGTAAAGGGAGTCCTAACTCATAATACCCTGTTGTCGCTGGATAAGGCTCAGAACCTGCTGTCGATAACGAATAATCAGAGACTTTAGGAACTCCGTCACCTGTATAATAGTAACGCTGCTCTCCATAGTCTGCATCAGTAGATTGGGAAAATGTAACGATATCAACATCATTTGCCCATGAAAGAAAACTTAACACATTAGTAGTTGGATGCCGCAAACCGTAGAGAGTTTTTATAACTCCTAAACGGGGAACACGATCAATAACAGTAGGCTCTGTGTACGGGATTAAATTTCCCGAATACAACTGTACATTGTAAGCTGTTTGTGCTGCACCAGCAGGAAGTAACTCTTCTGCAATCTTTGGCGCAGTGCCAAGAAATTTTTCTAATTTAATTGCGGCCATAGTTACACTGCCTCAAATAACCGACGCTCTGCAACTCGTCGTCGTACAAGTCCGGGAAGGATACGACCAGCAGATCTTCGCCATTTGGGAAACTCTGCACCTGCACCTTCTACATCACCTCTGTTAAGTTTCATTCTTAACGAACTCTTTTGAAGGTTTCCGCTTCCGACATTATAGCAGAAAGATACTAGGCTCGAGAACTGATTTTCGTTAAGGGGATACTTGATAAGGCGGTTAATTGCGCCTTCAGAATGCAAGACCTCTTGTCGGAGCAGAATCTCGCCCTCGGTCTTATCAATGTCAGGGTGACTAGGGGTGATACGATTGCGATTGCGATCATAGGTACTCCCGAAGCCAATAGTCCATCGAGCGCCGCAATGGTAGACAGACGATGACCAACCTTCAAAGGACTTAATAATCCCCAAACCGGCCTCATTAATATGACCGTCCCAATTATTTCGATCTATAAGTTGATCGTGTAGGCTCATGTCTGGGTTTTCCTCGCCATTGTCCTCGCGCCAAACCAGAAACTTACAACAGCAGCCCAGACAGCTTGAAATTCATCGTTCCAGATCATGCTGTACTGCTCCATAGTTATCCAGTCCATGTTAACACAAAGGGTTAATGCAGCAAACTCCAAGAATAAAAGATAGGTAATGCATGGCCTTACAGACGCTGCAAGGTTTCGGATAAAAGGGCTGGCGCTTGCTTGTAATTTAGAACTATGCTGGATCAAGGCTTCGCTTTCCCGAATGTCTGCTTCAACGTGCATAGTCTGGAGCTTAATATCACCTAGGGCTTTTTGCTGTTGGAGTTGCTTATCCATAAGCAGAAGCTCATGCTTTTTATCCTGCTTATCCTGAAAGTAATCCATAACTTTCGGAAGGAAAGAAGTCCCAAATCCCAATACAGAACCTAGTAAACTTAACATTCTAATACCTCCGCACTATCTACTAACTTACGATTAGAAAGATGTATTTTTTCGATCTCTTCTTTTGACTGCCCATAGTACTCAGCAGCAAAGTGATTATGTATCATCCATGTATTAAGTGTTAGCAACGGATCATCAATTTTAAACTGTCCGAGTACCCGACCAAATTTACCAGCTTTATCCTTGACTGTAACTAAGGTTTGCGCAGAACCTTCGGGCAACCACTCCAAAACTTTCTGTTTGGCGAGTAACCCGTACTTTTTTTCTTCGAGATCACGAGTACGACTCTCTGGTGTATCCATTCCCCAAAGCCGTATGCGTTCTTTATGAATCCACATGCCGAACCCGAGGTCAATATCTACATCAACAGTATCACCATCAACGACACGCAATATCTTACATCCATACTCAAACATTAAATTGATACTTTCTGTGCATGAGACATAACACTTAGCTTATCCCCAACCATCATTAGACAGAGGGTATCATTTATAGTACGGGTCATTGTCCAATGAGCACCCGGCCCGGCAAAAATTGTAATAACCGCACCACCCTTGGCTGTACCCCAGATAAGAGGTTCCTCACGAAACTTTTCCATAAGTAACGCTTTCATCTTATCTTTCTGTCCACATCCCGGAACAACAGGAATAGATTCTTTAACAGGAAGTACTTCAGCTTCCTGCTTACGGATATCGAGAGTAGTTAAAGGTTTAGTCTCAACTGTCTGACAAGCAGATATAAGTAAGGTTAAAATAAGTAGGGCTAAACCGGCCATTATTTAGAGCCTCCGTTTATAAAACTTCGCTGTTTATCCTTCAGCTTTTCAATAGAACTACGAACTTCCATCATATCAGTTTGCAGCCTTGTGATGTTAACTCCATTGCTCATATCTTTTTCTATCCGGCTCTGAATCTTTTCAACTTGTCCACTCAAATGCTCAATTAATAAATACTGCTCTTGGTCTGCACTTGCTTGACCTAATTCACCGCGAGGCCACTTAATCCTAAACTCATTATTTTTTGCAATGTCTGCCTGTAATTCTTTTAGTCCTGTCTCTAAATCTTTTTGAACAAGTTGTTCAAATGTTTCCAATTTATTTAATCTTTCGACAACTCCAAAGTATCCCCAGACTCCTACACTAACTGCTGCAACGATACTAATAAGATTACGAATAGGCATAGAGATAGCTGAACTATCACTTACCCTTATTTGATCACTATTTCTTCTACCTCTTCCTTGTTGTTCTTCAGACACATTACTTACCCAAATGCTCTACAGGCAACCACTTCTCACCAGTTTGGCCTGTGTCATATTTACGTAAGACTAATTTACCTTTTGCACATTCCCACCTTGTTCCTACAGCATGACCTTGGCTTCGTAATATCTTACGTTTAACTTTAAGACATTCAGCCATACCACCTCTTGGTGTATATTCTTTTAACTGACCAGATATAAACATGTGTAATATCCAACCAGCGAAAACTTTTTCATTAGCTACCGCAGCCTTGCCAAAACATATGGTAAAGCAACAAGCCAATAATAATGATCTTACCATAATCTAAATTCCATATAGCAGAGTTACCACCAAATGTATCTTCCCACCATCTAAGTATTTTATCCAACCGCCGTCTCCTATGATTTGGACGTATCGGGGTGACTTCCATTATGTATCGAATTAAGATGTTCAATTTGACTCTTCATAACTCTGACTTCTGCTTGTAGTGTAGCCATCTCACGATTCTGATCTCGTAATGCTCCAACACTATTAATATCTTTTAATACATCAATTTGACTAGTAAATACAGCACGTTGACTTTCTGCTTCATCTAGTCTGTCATCGAAGGCTGCTTTCTGTTTCTCGTACCGTTTTATAAAATCTTCAAGGTCGCCCATAACTCTGGCAAGATTACTCTTAACTACAGCATAACCTCCAGCTACAGTTGCAAGAACCATAACACCTTGTATTGCATGACTAGCTGTTAGTTCCATATTACTCTACCTAATCGGTCCTGTATCGTACGCGGTTACAAGCATCCAACCGATACCCAGTGTTACAACAATTAAAAAACCAAGCTTTAAGACTTCTATTCCAATCTTCTTCCACTTCTCTTTAGCTTCTTCCGCTTCTCGTTTTGCTATCTCTGCCCGTTCTCTTTTTTGTTTAATCTTTAGAGCCTGTATTCGGGACTGCTCTCTCTTAATACTCTCCCACATAGTAGGCTCACCCTCTGGTGTGGGAAACTTTCTATTAAGTTCGTACTCAAGATCCTTAATCATTTCAGACATTTCCCGACGATGGATCATCAGGTCAATGGCTTCTTGCAAACTTTCGTCCGGTTTAATTTCTCCTTTTTCTACACTCTCTTTGTAAGCGTGTTGTGCTTGGTATGCTTTATTAGCTTCACGACTATGATGGAATAAATCACTAATATGGTGACTGATGCTACTAATATCATCAGCAGTGTCTAACGCCTCTCGTATAGCTGTTATAGAAGATTGGGCAGCTTTGAACGCTGCTACTCCCGCTGCAATCGTGACCGGGTCCACTCATAATCTCCTCTATGGTTTAGTAGGCCAAGGATCACTAACGCCAGATTTCTCTGCATTGAAGTCATACCACTGGGTCTGAAACTTTACAGGATCAGAGTTATCTTTAGGTACATCTCGTAGTGCTTGGCGATAGGTTTTCATATTATCTGCCAAGGTTACGTCTGACAGGGCATAGTAATCTGTGTCAGCTAAACGTCTATCACGTTCCTGTCGAATAGCCGCCCAAGCACGATCTGGTGCTGCATCTGCCCACTCTTTTTCGGCAACATCTATAGCTGCTTTTTCTTCGTCCGTATATTCAATGATTGTCGTGCCAGTGCCATCATTAACACATCGATGTGATTTAGGATTTAACATTTTACCTCCTAACTATTACTCAACCCATATAAATAAAGTTGGCCTGACGAAAAATCGCCGCTGTTTCTATAAATTTTTATTCCGTCCATGATTGTTCCTGTGTCTAGCATTCCGCTGATTACCCTCCCAGTTTCAAACCCGGTCGCTTGCTCCTCGCCAAATGTTTGGGCATGAATCATGGTTCCTGTGGCACTTTTTCCCTTTAAATAAACATACATCCATCCTGACATAAATTTTGAACCGCCGTCTGCTGCTGTTAGGGGTATATGATCTGCCCCCCGTGACACATAACTGGGAGTTCCAGATTGAGAATACGCTTGACCAGCATAAATGTATGATGAGGCTGTGATATATGAACCTCCAGCTTGACTTAGTTGGACTCGACTTTCAGAAGTTGCACTTCCAACCATTCTTTCAAATCTTATGAAATAACTTTCATACTCATCCATGCTGCTAAACTCAGCAGTTCCTCCACCGCCATTTATAGTAATAGCACTAACAAAATTTAGTGATCCACCACCAGCCAAATCTAAGATACCTTGTACTGTATCTCTTTTAGTATTATTGGAATCAGTAGCATCACCATACATTATTAAATCGGAAGCAGTTATAGTTACATCACTATAGTCTGCTATAAGAGCGTCTTTAGTTAATGTTCCATCGATCTGATTAGCTGCTATGTGTGCAGTGTCGATGGAGCCGTTGGCGTAATGCTGGCTATCAATAGCATCGTCATCAATTCCAGCAGTTCCTACTAATCCTCTACTTGGTTGTACTCCTATAAATGGCATAACAGTTTACTCCTTCGGGTACTTATCTTTAACGGCCTTAATCTTTGCTGTCATATCGTCTGAAAATGCTCCTTTTTTGTAGAGATCATCTAGTTGCTCTCCAACATACGGATAATCTTGTACTCTGTTCATTTTATAACCCAAGTCAGGATCAGAATATTTAACA